ATACTTTTATGGCTGGTTATGCAAACACTACAAGTGCCATAGATGCTATACAATTTAAAATGGCTTCTGGTAACATAGATGCTGGAGATATCTGCCTTTATGGCATTGCTTAATAATTAACAATAACCTTGTATGGAATAAATTAATATGATAGACAAACAAAAAGGAGAACACGAATGTACATAGGGAAGACCCCCACAGTAGGCAATTTTCAAGTCTGTGATGCGATATCAGTCGTAAACGGACAGGCAGCCTACACTTTACAAGTAGGGGGTGTAAACGTAGCCCCAGAATCAGCTAATCATATGCTGGTGTCACTCAATGGAATTTTACAAAAACCAGGTAGTTCTTTTACTATCTCATCTAGTACGATAACCTTCGCCTCGAATCTGGCGACAGGGGATGTTATAGACTTCGTTCAAATATTAGGTAATGTACTTGATATTGGTGCACCTTCAGATGATACTGTTACAGCAGCTAAACTTAATAACGATATTATCTCTGGTACTACAGCATTAACTGCTGAACCAGCAGACACAGACGAATTTTTAGTATCAGATGCTGGAACATTAAAAAGAATTGATTACTCACTTATTAAAGGTGGTGGAATTACAGTAGCAGACCATTGGAGATTAACTGCTAGTATTGCGGGTACAGACGCAGTTATTACAACATCTAATATTGAACAAGCAGATACTAATATGCAAGGTAATTTAGGTGCTAGTATGTCATATTCATCTGGAATATTTACATTTCCATCAACTGGATTTTATTTAATTTTATTTAAAGCAGCCACAGATAATGATCAAGGAGATGAAACTCAATTTGTTCTTGAATGTCAAGCAACAAGTAACAACAGTTCTTATGATACTATTGCACAAGTTAGAACATCAGCAAGACCAGAACATAATAATCAATCTGCTATGGGTTCAACTATTGTTGATGTAACTGATACTGCAAATAGAAAAGTAAGATTTGCTACAATAAGTCATCAAGCAAATACAAATTTAGGTGGAAGCACATCTCAAGACTATACAAGTTTTACTTTTATTAGATTAGGAGACACATAATATGGAAATCGATTATTTACAATTAGCTTTACAAACTTTTAATGGTAGCAACTGGTATGGTTGGAAAAAAGAAGATGATAATGGAAACAAAATTCCTAATTCTGAAAGGATGCAATACAAGTATATTACAATTATTAAAGATGGTGCAACTATGCCAACAGAAGCTGATGTTAATGCAAAGATACAAGAATTAAAAGATGCTGAACAAACAGCAATAAATAAAAAAGCATCTGGCAAACAAAAACTAAAAGACTTGGGATTAGATGATGAAGAGATCAAAGCATTAACGGGAGCATAACATGTCTCTTAACTTTGCTAACAATAACTCATTATCAACAATCTCATCATTGCCAGCATCTATTTCTAGTGGTGCTATGACTTTGTTATCTACACAAACTGCATCAAGTTCATCAACAATATCTTTTACATCTGGTATTGATAGCACTTATGATGTTTATGTTTTTAAGTTTATAGATATACATTTATCAACAGAGAATGGAGATTTTATATTTCAAGGCTCTACAAACAGTGGCAGTAGTTATGGTGTCACTTTAACAACAACTTATTTTCAAGCACAACATGATGAAGCTGGAAATAATGCTTCTTTGCAATATGTTGCTGGAGTTGATTTAGCACAATCAACAAGTTTTCAAAAATTAATGAGAGATAACAGTGTTGATAATGATGAATCTAATGTAGGAACTTTAACTCTTTACAATCCTAGTTCTACGACTTTCGTAAAACATTTCTTAGCAAAAACAACATCAATTACATCAGAGGGAGACCCAAGATGTTTAAATGCTTTTATTAGTGGATATTTTAATACGACATCGGCAATTAATGGTATTCAATTTAAATGTTCATCAGGCAACATAGACAGTGGAGTAATAAAATTATATGGCATTAGTTAAATACAACAACAATAGCATAAGTGCTGTTTCTTCTGTGGCTTCAATACCAAGTGGTGCTTTAGTACCTATTAAAACTTTAACTGCTAGTTCTAGTTCTACATTGTCATTCGTACATGGAAGTTCAGATGTTGTTTTGGATAGCACATATCCAATTTATGTTTTTGAATTTATCAATGTTCACCCATCAACATATTCAAGATTTGTATTTCAAGGAGATGTAAATGGTGGTTCAAGTTATAACCAAACAATAACTTCAACAAGATTTGGTGCTTATAATCAAGAACATTCTGGTACAAACACAGGTTTTGAGTATCAAGCTGGAGAAGATCAAGCACAAGGTACAGATTTTCATAGGCTTACTGCCACTATTGGTTATGGTGCTGGTCATGCAGATAACGATCAAGCAGTAAGTGGATATTTAAAAATTTTTAATCCATCATCAACCACATTTGTTAAACATTTTATAGCTCAAGCATTAAACTTTGATGCTTATTTTCATTATGATATTTATAGTGCTGGATATTTTAATACTACAAATGCTTTAGATAGATTCCAGTTTAAATTTACTGCTGGGACAATGGATTTAGGCTCAATAAAACTTTATGGAATAAAGGATAGCTAATGAGTATTGTAAAATTAAATAATAGAGGTGTAAAAGACGCAACTTCATTTGGTTCTATATCAAGTTTAGGCAGTATGACATTAATTAAAAAGCTAACAGCATCATCTTCTGCAACTTTATCTTTTGTTGATGGTGCAAGTGGAGTTGTCTTGGATAATACTTATAAAGAATATTTATTTACATTTAAAAATATTCACCCAGCTACTGATGGTTCTGATTTTACGTTTAATTTAAGTACAGATGGTGGAAGTAATTATAATGTTACAAAAACAAGCACAGGATTTGATGCTTATCATAATGAATCAGATAGTGGTGCTGGATTAGGTTATGATACAGAAGCAGATTTAGCACAATCAACATCAAATCAAATATTAGTTAGAGATGTAGGTAATGATAATGACCAAAATGCTGTTGGTTATTTACATTTATTTAATCCAAGTTCTACAACATTTGTTAAACATTTCATGGCAAATGTACAACATACTCAAGAAGCAGATTATTCAATAAACTATTTTATTGCTGGTTATGGAAACACTACAAGTGCAGTAGATGCTGTTCAATTTTTAATGAGTTCAGGCAACATAGATGCTGGAGATATTTGCCTTTACGGAATTTTATAACAATAGGAGAAAAAAACAATGCCAAGATATCATAATATAAATGGTAACAAAGTACAGTTTACAGCTGAAGAAGAAGCTGCAAGAGATGCTGAAGAAAAAACGTGGGCAGATGCTGCCCCTGCTAGAGCTTTAGCTGACCTTAGAGCTAAAAGAAATAGACTTCTTGCTGAAACTGATTACTTAGCTTTATCTGATAATACTCTATCTAATGATATGAAAACATATCGTAAGAATCTTAGAGATTTACCTTCAGGTAAAGATACTGTTGCAAAATGTGAAAACGCTACGTGGCCAACTAAACCTTAATGGCTAGAGTAAATTTTGTACATTTTGTACCAAGACCAAAACCTAAAAAAAGACCAGGAAGACATCGTAAAAATTTAAACAAAAGATCAACATTTAAAAAATACAATCGATAAGGAAGATAAACAATGGCAAAAACAGTAGATACAGTAGCATTGCAAACAGGGGCAGTTAAGCCTACTTCTAGTAATCAAACTACTGCTAGTAAAGCTACATCTTTAATTGAGTCTATAGTAGCTAAACCTACTATGCCTACGGGGACTACTATATCTCCACAATTACAAAATGTAGGACCTAACGAATTAATGAGTACTGCAGGGGTTACAGGTACTACAGCAGCAGCTTTACCTACAGCCGCAGCAGCCCCTACAATAGCAGGAGCCGCAGCACCTACAAGTATGGCATCAACAGTGCCTACAGCACAAACTGCAAATACTTATACTCAAGCTGGAATAGCAGGATCAACTCCTACTATGACTGCAGCTACA